AGGTTTTTCAATATCAAATTTTAATTTTAATATATTATATACCTTTCCATCTTTTTTTGAAGTTATAGTTTCAATACCCGTTTCTAAGATCTTACATATATGTCCTCCTAATTTTAATCTTTCTTTTCCTTCGAAACTGTTTGTTTCTGTAGTTTCATAATCACTAAATCCTTGTATCATATTAATTTTCCTCCTTATTTAAAATATATTTTATATGCAGCCAACATAGATTGCCACATTACAATATCAGCTCTTAATATTTTTATATCTTTACATCTATTTAATTCTAATTTTTCATTATAGTTTTTACAATAATAATCTAATTTATAATCAATATTACTATTTTGTACAATTATTATTTCTGTTTCCTTTTGACCTGGAACAGTTAATTCTAATGCTATATCTCTATTACATTCTTTTGCTTTTACACAAATATCAACTAAATCTTGAAACTTGCTTAATTCCTGCATTATTTTTCCTCCTTATTTGCTATTCCATAAAATTCTCTGATCTTATCATCTACTACTTTTAAATCGTTTTCAATATAAAGTTCATCAAACATTCCTATTGGAGATTTTGCTACATCTCCATCAGTTGCTTGTGTAAAAAAGTAATAATTTTTATCTACTTTTTTAGCTCTCAACACTATTGAAAATAATCCTTCTAGGCATACTTTTTCATCGATAAGCTTGCCGAATCGTTTTAGGTTTAATATCTCCAAAATCATTTTTATCTTCATGCATTAAAATATATACAATCTTATTATTAGGAAGCTTTTTAATTTGTTCTGTTAAATTCCAAAAACTATCTGCAATATCATTATAAAGACTAAAGACCGCATTTCCTCCACCTGTGTTTGAGTGTTTTCTCATAAATTGATTTGTAATAAGATACCCTGCATCATCTATAACTATTGATGGAGTTTTGCTTCCTTCAATAACTTTTTTTACATCAGCGTAATTGTCAGTATCAACAGTTTTTAATCCGTTTACATTTTTAAATGGCAAAGGTTTAGATATTACATTAATAATTCCTACTTCGTCTGACTTAAAATTTCTTAATGAGGTAGATTTTCCACTTCCTGATTTTCCTATTATAAGAACTCCTATCCCCATATTCATTCTCCTTTCTTCAAATATATTTCGTTATGATATTTTACAGCATCTATTTTTGTACTATTTTCGTAATATTCAATAGGTTCTGCAAATTCTTCTATGTCTATAATATATCGTATTCCTATTGTTGTTAAAAAAAATATGACTACTATTAAAGTTATTTTAATACCTATAAATCTTTCTTCACTAAACATTTAATTTTCCTTTCTTATCTAATATGTCATAATTTTTAAGAATTTTTATTCTTTCATTATAATCATCAGTTAGTTCAAATAACGCTCTTATTTCGTCCAAAGTCGAGCGTAATTCTTCGATTTCTTTGCCTTTTCCTTTTTCCAACATATCAAGTCTTTCCTGTGTTTTTGCTGTAACTAATGATGGCTTAAATTCATATATAGCTGTTGAGCCTTGATTTTCCAAAATGGTATTTACTTGATTTGTCATTTCAATTATTATTTTTTGAATTTCATCATCTTTTCTTGCAATTTCTTTAGCTTCTGCATATTCTTTTTCAATAGCTTTTCTTTTTCTTTCTTCATATAAATCTAATATTTGCATTTCTTTTTCCTCCTTAACTTTATCGTTTAATTTTAATATTTCCTTTTCCATTTTTTCTAAAACAATACCCTTATAATCAGACATCTTTATATTAGGTACATCATAACGTAATTTAACTGTACTTGTAAGTTCTATATGTTTTTCTCCCCACCATAGTTCTTCTACTTTATCTATTATACTAACTTGATAAGATGTTGAACCAAGAAGTGGATCTAAGTCTTGTTTAATCCCTTGCAATTTATATGTATTATCATCGAAGGGGTTCATTTCAACTTCTATTATTTTAAAACAATAATCGTGTCCCATAAAACCTTTTTTTGGTCTTACTATATCTCCTATTTTAAACATTTTCATTTCACCTCCTCAAATTTATCTATTTGTTTCATTTTTTTGCAATAATCACAATGTCCACAGGCAATAGGTTTTTCTAACCCTTTTTTTATATTGTCATAATGTTTTATATTATTTTTAAATTCTATTAATTCAAGTCCTAATAATGAGTCATCAAATTTTAATGCTTGAATATCAGGTATTTCTTCTTTACTAGCTGCCAAAAGTCCTATTTCTTTAGGTTCACAGTTAAAATTTTGTTTAACGATCAATCTATATACTGCCAATTGCAATACATATCCCCAAGAATAATACCACGGAATATATTTTTTTTCTTCTTTACTCCATTGTTCATTAAAATCTTTCATACATTTGATATCATATATACTATTTGTTTCTCTGTCAAATAAATCCAAGCAACATTTAACTGGTACATCATTTATAACTCCTGTAAGAATAACTTGCTTTTCACATCTACTTATTATATTTTTGAAGAACTCTTGACTATTAAATTTCTCTGCTGCGTTTACAACTCTTTGAAATTCAGATTTTAATTTTCCTGCTGTTGAACCTCTAGTTGAAATCATCTCTGGATGTTGAGCCATAAATAATTTAGGATCTCCTGCAACTAATGCTTCAAAAAGTGAACCTTGTAAAAATGATTCTTTATAAGTTTCATCTGGTATTTCAAGATCGTGTAATGCTTTTGCTTCACAAGTTTTAAAGTTTTTAAACTGACTGACACTCATATACTCTCTGTCGGCTTCAATGCTAAAGTAATTTTCTGATGTAAGTATCATACTAATTCTCCTTTTTCTTTATAAAAATTCCTCTTTGAGTTGCAAAAATTTCTACTGCATCATAATCTTTTATGTCTAGGCTTTTTCTTATTTCCTTTGGAATACAAATTCTTCCTAAGTCATCAAACTGTCTTATTATTCCTAAAGTTTCTCCTAAGTTCGGTTCTTTCATATTTTCCTCCTTTTTTCCTAAAGTTCTACTATGTTCAATATATTATCGTTAGTTGTTCTAGTTGCTATTACAGTTAAACCTTTTTCTTTACATATTTCGTATAGTTTTTTTCTATTTTCTTCTGATAATTTCTCTGTACCATCTATAAGTATTAATTTTAAATTGTTTTCATCACCTAAAGTTACATCTACACATAATTGTAATTTTTCGCCTTCACTGAGGTTAGAAATAGCAAGATTATTTACAAGAGGAATACCATTTTCAACAGTAAGATTTTTAACAGGAATTTCAGCTTCTTTAAGTATTTGTCCTGGTAAATTTCTAGCAAGTTCTATTTTATCCGTTAATGATTTGCTCTGTGCTATAAGTGTTTCTACATGAGATTGCTTTTCTATCATTCTGTCATATTCGTTTATATGTCCTTTCATTTCTTCGGCGATTTTAAGTTCGTTTTCTAATGTTTCTGTTTCCATTTTAGGTTTTTCTGCCCATTCGGTAGCAACTTTAATATTTTCTTCTAATTTAGATACTTTTGAATTAAATATTCCTTTAGCTTCCATTTCTTCAATTCCATATTTATTATCTAAATTTTCCAAATCTTTCTTTAGTTCAAGAATTTTAGTTTCATATTCTTTTATGCTATTCTCAATATTAGATTTTTCATTGTTTTTTCTAGTGTTAATATTTGCTATTGTAGAATCATATTCACCTCTATAACCATTAATTGTATTATCATAATTTTCTTTGTAAGCAATAGATTTATCAATCTTAGCATTATAATCTTTCTTTTTATTAAGTTCATCATACTTGTCTGATAAAGTATAATTTCTCCATTTTTCTACATCATAATTTTCTGGAATATCTTTTGCAATATCATTAACAATAGCTTGTTCATTTCTAGCATTTCTATTTATTTCTTCTCTAGTCTGATAATATTTTCCATCTTTAGATTGTATTTCGTTAAGTATTTCTAATATTGAATTACTATAATCTACCCAATCGATTTCCTCTCCAAATTTTTCTTTAATAAATTCTTGTTTATCTTTATCAAATTTTATTAGATTTAATAATATTTTATTTTGTTCTTGCTCTGACATTGATAAAAATTCTACTGGCTCTAGCTGTAAAGGAGTAAAAATATCTTTTAAAAATGTCTCTGGACTATTAATTTCATTTCCTGTTGCATCTTTAATTGATTTATAATCTGATTTATCTGTTCTTTTCTTTCTGTCGATAGTTATCCCATTATCAAGTTCTACATAAACGCTTCCTTCCGTTTCACCTTTTTTTACAATATATTTTCTTTTGCTATTATTAGTTAAAGCTAATCTAATTGCATCTAGAACAGAAGATTTTCCAACTCCATTGCTTCCAATTAGCTCTACAGATTTTCCGTCTAAATCCAACTCTTCAATACCATATAAATTTTTGATTTTTAGCTTTGTTACTTTCATCTTCTTATCTCCTAACTTTCATAGATTTTAATTCTCTCTTGTTTTATTTTTTCAATAGCACTTAAATAAATTTTCTTTCTTTCTTCTTTTAAAGGCTGTGCTAGTTCTTCACTTATTCTTGTTGTATGTGAAAAATTAGGTAAATATTCAAGCAAATCATTATATGTAATATGGTATTTTCTAAGTTTTTCACGAATTTCTTCATTGTTATTCATTTACTTTTCACCTCCTTTCCCGTAGTATATCATACTATTGTTTTAAAGTCAATATTTTTTTTAAATATTCGAATAAAATTTTTCTATCAAATTTTTATCAACTATTGTTTTGTCCCTTTTGGATAATTCAGAATACTCTGTCCCTTTATATACAATATTTAAAATTTTTATAATATCAAGATTTTTTATTTCAAAAAGTTTTATTTTGTAATCTGGACCTGCATATTGACTAGCCTTTTGTTCATATATTTTATGATAAATTCTTAAAAAGGATAGATACTTAATAATTAACGCTTCTGTTTTTTTAAGATTTATTTGTTTTTCTTCATATTTTTTAATTTTTATTGCTAAATTTCCTTTTAGGGATTTTATTTTTTTTAAGTTCTCCAAACTCACTTTATATTTTTCTATTCTATTTTGCAATTCAAGAAGTTTTTTAGATTTTATTTGCGGTTCATTTGTCAGACTTTGCTTTTTCTCTTCTAACTTATTTAAACATTCATTTTTTGAAGCTTCTAACTTTAAAATTTCGACACTTTTTTTTATGTATAGATTTTTATAATTTTTTTTGAAATTTGTATTGTTTCGCAATTCAATTTTAGTATTCGCTAGTTCGTTTTTATAATAGTTCAAAGTATTTTTGATTTTCTCCTTTTGCTCTAAAAGAATATTAAGCTGTTCGGTATTTTTATGTATATTGTTTTCTATTTTATTTGTTATTTTTCCTGCTTCAGTTTCTTTTATTTTTTTTCCACAACAAAAGCATTCATAAGTTCCTCTAAAGAGTTGAATCTTTGCTTCTTTCAAAATTTTTAAATCGGATTTAACATTTTTTATCTGTTCTTCAATTCTTTTTAAAGAGTTTTTATATACATTAATAGTGTCTTTAAATTTAATTAAATTTACTCTGTTCTCTTCTATTTTGATTTTTATGTTGGCATTTCTGTCCTCATTATCTTTTTCTTCTTTGCTTTTTTGAATAATTATTTGTTCATTTATTGTTTCTATTTTTTTTTGGAGTATTTTTATTTCATCTTCTTTTCTTTTTATGTTTCCATATAGAATCGAATATGTTTGCATATCTTCTCGCAACTTTTGCAAATATGTTTCTTCTGACCAAGATGGATTAAATAAAAACATTTGATTTATGTTTTCTTTATATGCATTAATTTCTTCTTTTAATTTTAAAAAAGTTTTTTTCTCTTCTTTAAAAATAGGAAGTAATTTATTATATTCAGCAGGAACATCAATATCAATTAAATCTTTTAACGATATGTCGTATAATATTACATCTTCATTACTTGGTTTTGGAATAATTTTTATAAAATTTTCTCTATTCATTTTTTCCTCCTAAAATAAAAAAAAGATAGTAAACTACCTTTTTTAAACTTCATAATTTTACATAATCTCTTGGGGCAGTAACAGACAATGGCTTTTCTATTGGGATTATCTTTGATGCATCTTTTAAATAATCAATGCATTTTAAAGTTTTTAGTCCATTTATATTAGATTCAATTAACCCTTTTCTTTCACATTTTGTGTTCTTACAATAGTTGCATATCTCTCGTTTAAAAATATCAACCATACATTTCTCCTAGTTTTACTAATTATTTTCAATTTTCTTCTGCGTTTTTTTTACAAAAATATTTCTATCTACACATCTAATAAAATCTGCTTTTTCTACTATTCCTTTATCGCATCTTTCCTTACAATTTTTACAATATTCTTTTAAAAAATCTTTTAAACTCATATCTTATCCTTCTTTTTTATATTTCCAAATAAAACCGCCTGATGTTTTTTGCCTATGTTTACAACATTGATTAATATTTTGTGGAAAAATATTATTTTTTATTCCTGCTTCTTTTATACTTGGATAACTTTCTATATAATTTCCATTAATATCGAATTTGTCAACAGGTTTATAACGTTTTTTTAATCTTTCTTGCATGTGTAATTCGCAATGTTTTTTCTTTGTTATTACTTCTAAATTATCTAAATTATTATTTAATTTGTTTTTATCTAAATGATGAACATCATATTCTGGTTTTAAATATCTTTTACCATTTATCTCTATCGAATTTTTGTCATTTAATAAATATTTTTCAGCAACTAATCTATGTTCAAATACGAATCCATCACAATCTTTAAATGGGTGTTCTAAACATCTTATTTTGATATAACCGTAATTTGTCATTTTTCTATCTGATTTCCAAGAAAAATTTTTGTTTCCTTTTAAACCAAACTGATGATTTTTTTCACCTTTCATATATTCCATTTTCGCTAATCTATGACATTCTTTTGAACAATAATTATTTTTATATTTTTTTATCCTATAAGGTTTTAAATGAAATAATTTTCCACATATAGGACATTTACAATTAAAATAATTTTCTGCTTTTTCTCTATGTTCTTTTTTGTATATTATTTCACATTCTTTCGAACAAAAAATATGTAATCTATTTAATCTTTCTTTGTTTCTAATTTCCACATTTTTACCGCAATTATTGCATTGTTTAATACAGATTAATTTACCTAATTTATTCATTACTTACCTTTCCTAAATCAATTATACCATTTGAATTAGGAAAAGTCAATAATTATTTATTTGTACTTCCCCAACCTCCTTGACGCTCGTTTTTAACTTCATCATCGTCAGTCTTTAAGTATTTAATAAACATTCCTTGTGCTATTCTGTCGTTTTTGTTTACTTTCCAAATTTCTTCTCCGTAATTATAAAATAATAATCCGATTTCTCCGTTCATTCTCATCGTTGTTGTAAAAATCACTATCTATCCAAGCAGAAAGGTTTGCTAACATAATGTGTTTTTTACCCATCGAACTTCTAACATTCAATATTAAACCTTCATCTTGCCCCATACGAGCTTTTATCCCTGTTTTAAGCATATAAGTTTCTTTAGGTTTTAATTCAAAATTTTCTGGACTATAAAAATCATAAGCCATACTATGTTTTGTACTCCTTTTAGGTAAATTGAAGTCAGGGAATACATTTTCAAAACCATTATTTAATACTCGTTTTACAAATTCAAAATTTCTATTCATATTGTTCTCCTTATTTTTCTAAATATATTATATTATTAATGTTTATATTTTTCAAGAGTTTTATAAATTTTTATTTCATTTTCCATAGATTAATCCCCCTCAAACTTTTCGCATTTTACATAGTATTCGGTATCATTAAAATCTTGTCTAATTTCATCTTCTAAACAATTCTTTTCACATTTATACCATGCTATTCCTCCTGCACCTGCAACA